TGCCACGACCTACACCTATACTGGCAAAATGCACGCTGAGAGCCTCGAAATCGGCGCCAACAACGGCGAGCGGGCTACACTCAATGTGTCGCTGCAATCCGACGGCGAGATGGTCCGCACCTCTGCTCCGACGGCCCCGTAATGAGCAGGGACGCGAAAGTTGAACTCGACTGGGCGGATGGTACTTATACCTTTCGCCTAGGTTGGGGTGAATTGGAAGCCTTGCAGGAGGCTTGCGACGCCGGCCCCTGGGTCATTCTGGAGCGGTTATTCACCAAACAGTGCCGCGTCGGCGATATTGCTCATGTTATCCGGCAGGGTCTGATTGGTGGAGGCTTGGAACCGACTGCCGCCACGAAACTCGTGCGAACCTACATCGAAAAGCGCCCGCCTGCCGAGAATATCGTCTTCGCCACCATCATCCTGCAGGCTGGCATTCAAGGCGTACCGGAAGAGCCGGTGGGGGAGCAAGCGGCGGCAAATCAGACGGAGAGCAACTTGACAGTCTCCCCAACGGAAAAGTCAGATTTGCCGCGGTCTACGGCAACGGGGCGGCGCTCGGATTCACGCCGCAAGAAGTAAGACGAATGTCCATGTGGCAGTTCATGGCTGCCGTTGACGGCTACGTCAAAGCTAACTCGACCGACGATGGCGGTTTGAGCCAGAAGGAAAAAGACGAGCTTTGGGAGTGGGTGAGCGAGGGGTAGGGTGGCGCTGCTCGCGAAGTATGGGTGATGGAGCACTTGCTATTGTTCAGCTTGATCCTATATTTTTGGTAAGCCGAAACGCGAGACGCGGCATCGAGCATCGCCGCTTGACAATGTGAAGCGTGTAGCGTTATATCCCCGATAGCGGCTACTGCCGCAGATATATTTACTCCGCATGGGTCGCTACATATTAGACCAATGCGGCATACAGAGGGCTCCTGCGGGAGCCCTTGCTATATCTAATCGGGGGCACTGTGGGGCGGGTTGCTGTTTTTGTTGACGCTGGCTATTTATTCGCGCAGGGCAGCGTATCTCTGACCGAGAACAAGGTACCACGCGTCAATCTTTCGTTGGCGGCACGATCTGTTGTCGAAGAGATACGAAATTTAGCATCCGAGACATGTTCCAATTGTGATCTTTTGCGAATTTATTGGTATGACGGGGTAATCACCGGCACGCCGATTTCAGCCGATCAAGCGGCTATTGCTGATCTTGACGACACCAAGCTCCGCCTTGGTTTTATTAACAGCCACGGGCAGCAGAAGGGTGTTGATTCCCTGATTGTAACCGACATGATCGAGCTTGCGCGCCAGAAAGCAATCAGCGATGCAATCCTTCTCTCCGGCGATGAAGACGTCAGAATTGGAGTGCAGATTGCACAGAACTATGGCGTGCGTGTGCATTTGCTTGGAATTCACCCTGCTAGGGGGTCACAGTCAAGAACTCTTCGGCAGGAGGCCGACACAACTCACGAATGGGACGCGGAAACTGTCCGCAAGTTCTTAACCGTCAGAAGTGAACCCGACGTTGATGAAGTTTTGGAATGTCAGACAAAAGCTAAACCGGCACCGGCCAAATCTTCTGCATCAGAACCCATAGATCTGGGCGCGTTCCACGAGTTGCGGACCGTGGTTAACGGCATCGTTGATGCTTTGACAGCGCCCGACATTTCAAGCATCGAATCATATTGGAAATCAGAAAGAGGCGTACCTGCAGAGTTTGATAAAAAGCTTTTGGGTGTGTCTCGCGATAAATTGGGACGTAATTGCGAGCGCGATGAGATTCGTTTTTTGCGCGCGACGTTTAGCGAACTAGTGAAGAAGAAAATATGAACAATGGCGCTTCAAGGCGCTGTTGCACTACACGGCGTGGTAAGTGATTTGAGCGGTTTCCGCGCAAACCTATTCCGGATTCAATGCCCGTTGAATAGCTTCAATATGCTCGTCGAGTTCGCTTTCGCCACCGAGTGGACGCAGCTTGACGAGCATCTTCTGGATATCCAGCAAAATAGGCCGCGCTTCTAGGCCGGTATGGATGAGGCGTCGGATGGCTTCGTTCTCAGAAGTGATACGATTTTTAAAACGAAAATCTGCAATGGCTTCAGCCATATCTTCGCTGAAGTAGGCGAGCTTGCGAACAGGGTATTGAGTGTCTTTGGCCATATAGGCAACATAGAGCATATGGGCGGTCTTGACTACCCACCATATAGGGCATATGCTTTAAATGCTTATCGGCTTGGTGATGTGCGGGAACACGTTCACCAAGCCTAACCAGACCAAAGGATGAAGCCCTATGGAACCAGCTAGAAACAGCTATATCACGCCATTCAATTTTGAGCAGCATCATGTGCGCGTTGTTGTGGAGAACAACGAACCTTGGTTCGTCGGCAAAGACGTTTGCGCTGCCCTTGGCTTGAGCAATCATAAACAGGCGCTAACCCGCCTGAATTCAGATGAAAAGAAGGGGGTCATCGTTAGTGACCCCCTTGGCAAAAATCGCCAGAATGCAACGGGTGTGAACGAACCTGGCATCTACCGGCTAGTATTCACAAGTCGGGTCGAGGCAGCGGAACGGTTCAAACGATGGCTGGCCCACGAAGTCCTTCCTGCCATCCGCAAGACAGGATCGTACGTCGCCAAGAAACCCGTCCACGTCCGTTCGCATGACCGCCGTACGAGCACGAAGGTCGACGACGCGATCAAGCTCAAGCGCAACATCGACCGACTCGAAACGGTTGCAGACACAATTGCTCCGAAGCCGCAAAATGCCTGCGCCATGATTATTGATGGCGAACCTGTCTGGGTCGATATCAATAAATACGATGGAGCAGGCAGGGCAGTTGTTATTGAGCACGATGGGCGCATACGCATTCAAGATGTCGAGCCGGAAGTTATTAACTTTAAGCCGTTTGGCGCTCGTACAGCACTGGGTCAGCGCTTCAAATCGCCATTCGGCGGAACCGCACGCAACTCGGTCGCGGTGATCGGTATGGTGATCGGCGCTGAAAGGCCAGCCATACAGGATACAGCACCTGTTCAAATCGAACATGAGCCAGTGAAGAAAATTGCACTGGAATCTCAGTACAGGGGGAAGCGAATTAAATTTCGCGATAAAATCCTGCAACTCATCGATGAAACCAATCTGTCAAATCGCCAGATAGCACAAGTGACTGGCGCGACCTACCAGACGGTGACGCATTGGCGAAGATGGAGAGATGATCGGGTGAGCGCTTAGGCGCTCACTTCATCTGTTCACAATTTCGACCGGGTGCATTCCCCGGTCGTCAAACACACATCTCGCTCGTTGGGGCAAATTGATGCCAAACCCGTTTTTTGCATCAAAATCAAATGTCACGACGACGTTTCCCTGCGGCGCGCGGTATACATTGGTCGAGAACCATTTCTTATCCATTGAGGACGGGAATTTTAGCTCCTGTTGAATCGCATGTTCACATTGAGAACTGTAGGCAGAATCTCCGACATGCTCGGTCTTTTGCTTCAGGGATTGCGCTGACCCGCTGTTCTCTAGTTCTTTCGCGGTAAAATAGAACCGTTCACCGTTGGAGCAATCCACGAAAATTACAATATTGTCCGGCGGCGAGCTACGGTTGTCGGAAAGGTCCGCGGTTTCGACTGTGTCGCATCTTGGCGATTCCGCTGCCCGGTATGCGGCAACCTTCATGTACTTATTAATCTTACTTACCCCAGCCTTCCCCCAAGTCTTGAATGTTTTTGGGTAGGCCTTCTGAGTGTACGGCGTGTATGCCGATGGATCTACATTTTCTGCCCGCGCTCCTGTCGCTGCGAGCAAACCGCTCACCAAAACAATTCCCCACCGCATCGGATTTCCCCTTATGGCAACCAACCTTGAATCTCTTGTCGTTCAATTTTCAGCCGATTTCAAGCGATTGGAAAACGCCATCAATCGGCAGCGTGGGCAGTTCACGCGGCAGATGCGCCAGATGGAGAAGTCTGCAGATGTCAGCGTACAGCGCATAAATGCGGCGCTTGGCAATATCGGTAAGGGTACGATGCGAGACCTCGCGGCTCCATTGACCGGCATTACCGCCGCATTGGGCACGCGCGAGTTGATGCAGTATGCTGATGCTTGGACGCAGGCCGGAAACCTTATTCGTTCATCTGCGACCGCCGCGGGCGTCGGCGCTCGCTCGTTGAATGAATTGAAGGACGGGGCTAACGAAGCCCGAACAAGTCTTGAAGCCTATACTGACCTGTATGCTCGGCTGATCAGATCGGCCTCCGCAGTAGCCAAGTCTGAAGACGAGATTGCTTTGGCAACGTCGCTTGTCTCGAAAGCCTTTAAGGCTGGCGGTGCATCCGCACAGGAACAAGCTGCCGGCATTCTCCAGCTCGGGCAAGCTTTGGGTTCTGGCGTGTTGCAAGGTGACGAACTGCGATCCCTGCGTGAAAACGCTCCGGTTATTGCAAAGGCGATTGCTGACGAGTTTAAGACCACGATCGCAGGCTTGAAGCAGCTTGGTGCTGATGGGAAGCTGACGTCTGATCGCGTGTTCAAGGCTATCCTGAATGCACAGAAGGGGATCGAAGCGCAGTTTAAGGCAACGAACTCGACGATTGCTGACGCCTTCACGCAGATTAATAACGAGTTTACCGCTTATATTGGCAATGCCGATAAGTCGGCGGGCGCAAGTAGGCAACTGGTACAGGCGCTGCAGTATGTTGCCGACAACTTCAAAGAAATTGCCGACGTCGTCGCAGCCTTTGCGACAGTGCTGATTACCGCGTTCACGGGGCGGGCAATTGCTGGCGTTGTCGTCGGACTTGGTCAGGCCGTAGTTGCGTTGGGTTCGTTTCTGACCGCACTACGCACCGGAACAAGTGTTGTAGCAGCGTTCAGCGCGTCTCTCGGCCCGATAGGGCTTCTGGCCGGTGCCGCGGCCGGAGCGGTTTATTTGCTCTATAACAACATGTCGTCGGGCGACCGGGCGGCGAAGGCGTTTGGTTCTGCGATAAACTCGAACGAGGAGGCGCTGAAAAGTGCGGCTTCGGCGTCGAAGGCATATCAAGCTGAGCTGGTAAAGCAGATCGGCCTGCAACTTGAGACAGCGCGAGCAACCGCTACTACGGCAGATGCCGCATTTGACAAATTGCTTATTAAAATGCAGGCCCTTCGTGAATGGGGGCTGGAATTTTCGCCGCTAGAATCCTGGGCCGCGGTCGCTAAAAAGGAAGCTCAGGCTGCGGATGATGCTGCTTATAGGTTAGAAAAACAGCATAAACGAGCTCAAGAAATCCTCGCCTCAACCCCATCGGGCTACGGCGGCGGTATCGCCACGACACCAGACGATAAGAAGAAGGGTCGAACGAAGAAAACTCCCGCCGAGCGTTTCGACAGCGACATTCAACGTATCGCTGACCGCACAGCCGCCCTTGTCGCAGAGACCGAAGCACAGCGCCAGATCAACCCGCTGATCAACGACTATGGCTATGCCATGGAGAAGGCGCGCACAGAGCAGGAATTGCTCAATGCGGCGCAAAAGGCGGGTGTTGCGCTCACTCCGGAACTGCGAGCACAAATTGCCGCCACAGCAGATCAGTGGGCCCTTGCCAGCGCAGAGGCTAACAAGCTTGCCGAGGCGCAAAACCGCATTCGTGAAACCGCTGAAGATATGGCGGCATTCCAAAAGGATCTAGTTGGCGGGATTGCTAACGATTTTATCAACGGCGCCAGCGCAGCGGAAACCTTTGCCAACGCACTCGGGAGGATTGCCGATAAACTGATTGAAATCGGCCTTGCCAACATCTTCGATACCGATAAGGGCGGCTTCAATCTCTTCGGTGCTCTGGGTGGCATCTTCCGTAAAAACGGTGGACCGGTAAAGCGCGCCGGTGGCGGAATTGTGCGCGGTCCTGGCGGGCCGCGTGGCGATAAAATCCCGGCGATGCTGAGCGACGAGGAATTCGTCGTGAATGCGGCAGCTACGAAGCGCAACCGTGCATTGCTGGAAGCCATCAACAGCGGCCGTGTTATCGGACTTAAGGATGGCGGTTCTCCTTTGCGCGCGCCATCCATGCCGATCCTGCGCTCATCTGCTGCGTCGCAGCAGGCCCAAGCCGGCATTGCCGATGTTCGTGTCTTTGTGGATCGCGACGGCAATTGGCAGGCCGAGGTTGAACGCATCTCGCAGCGCAACGTCAAGCAGGGGCTGGCTTCCTACGATAAGTCGGGTGCCGTCCGGACCGCGCGTGATCTGCGGCAGGTAAACTCAAGAGGGCTGGCAAAGTAATGGCTGAACTACTTCCGACTGGCCTTCGATATCAGCCGACTTTCCCGGTCCTGAATCGCCCGGTTTCCATGTCTCAGTACGGGGATCGGGCGATTTCTGCCATTGAGAACGGCGATCCGTTCTGGACGTGGACGGCGAAAATAAAAGCGATGACGAACGCGCATCGCCAGAGGCTCGAGGCCTTCATCGATCGGTGCCGCGGCGGTCAGATGACGGTGCATTATACGCCGAAGCATGTTTGCATTCCGCAAGCCTACTGGGGCGACGCGAACAACCCGGCGATTGCCGGTACGGCAACCTTGGGCGCGATCAACGGCAATACACTTACATTAAACGGGGTCGCAATGGGGCTGAAGCTGATGAACGGCGACTTGGTGGGCTTCACGATTGGCGACTACAACTTTATCGCCCGCATCGTTGCCGACGCCACAGCGGCCAGCACGAGCGTGCAGGTGAAGGTTGAGCCCTTTCTGCCGTCCTACATTGGCGTTGGTTCGACAGTTCGTTTCAAGGAGCCTGTCATGAACATGCGGCTTCTGCCGCGGACATGGGAAATTGGTGAAGGCAAGTTTCCCGATGCGTCTTTTCAGCTCATTGAGGTGCCGAGGTAGCCATGGCTACCGCTGTCGACGTTCCCGAATAGCCCGGATCCATGTGTTGTTGAACATGACGGCTCCGATCACCAATGCGACGGCACCCATGGCGATCATGCCGACGGCAATGCCTTGGTCACCGAACTGCTGATACAGCCAGCCCGTTTTTTCAACGGCCTGGGCAGGATTTCCAAGGCGAAGAACTCCTTGGATCAAGGCGCCAAACCCGACAATCAACATGCAAACGCTTCTAATCATGCCGGCCAGATATCAGCTGGGCGCGGTTGAATCCACCCTTTCATTGGTTTGACGGTAACTCATGGCCTTTCCCGCACGTCTACAGCAACTGCTCAACGAGGGCAGGGGCAAGATCGCATCTGCCGTAAAGTTTGAGTTCGGCACCGGCACCTATGGCTTTTTCTCGGGCAAGGGCAGTGTCGATTACGGTGGCCTGACCTATCACGGCAACACCATCATCGACATTGATGAGCCAATGTACGCGCTTGGCACAGCGGCCCAACCAGTCACCATGCGCCTGCCCGCTGCCGCCGACTTCGGCCTGACGCCGGATAAGCTCGGATTGATCGAGCAAGAAGATTATAAAAATCGACCTGTCACGTTCTACGACTTTTATTTCGACCCGGACAACAACGCTTTCCTTCATGCCGAGCCGACCTGGTACGGCTATGTCGATTACATCGACCACCGCGAAGAAAGCGACTGGTCTGCCCCCTGAAAAGTGGTCCTCCCTGAAGTAGGCTATTGAGCCGTAGGAGGACGTTGGAATGCCCCAGAAGAAGCACAAACCCGAAGAGATCGTCGCGAAGCTGCGCCAGGTCGAT